AGATTCCTAATCAACCCAAGGGGCTTCGGCCCCGTTTTTAAAGGAGATTGATTATGATGCAAACTGATGTACAAGCGGTTCACAGAGAAACTACAGGCACAGTGGTGTCGGGACGCAACAGGCTTAAGGGTCTGATTGTTACGCCCGGTGGTACTGCGGGAGACATTATTCTTAGAGATGGTGGTGCTTCCGGCACAGTTCGTCTTCAGTTTAATTTGTCTACCAACCAATCCGCGTTTTCTTTTACAGTACCGGGCGAAGGAGTTTTGTATATTACTGATATACACGTAACCCTACCTACAGCTTCAAAAATTACGGTGTTCTATGGCTAAGTCTCCAGCATGGACGCGCAAGGAAGGCAAGTCCGAGAAGGGCGGCTTGAACGCCAAAGGCCGTGCTTCCTACAACAAAGCCAATCCGGGCAAGCCGGGATTGAAAGCGCCCCAGCCAGAAGGCGGCTCCCGGCGCGACTCTTTTTGTGCGAGGATGAGCGGAATGAAAAAGAAGCTAACGAGTGCAAAGACAGCCAACGATCCGAACTCTCGTATTAACAAAAGCCTACGGGCGTGGAACTGCTGAAATGAGCGAGTCACACGAAACGGCAAAGCATGTTGTTGATGCGCTGTCGATAATGACTGTTGTAGGAACCCTAGTCGAAATGTTGCCGTCTGTAGCCGCAATCTTCACAATTGTGTGGACGGGCATCCGCATCTGGGAAACCGCAACAGTTCAAAACTTATTAGGCCGCACTAAATTAAACAAGGACGGAGAATAACCATGTCAAATGGAAATCCTGCGCCACCACGCGAACCACCACCGCAACCCAGTGGCCCCCCAAGTTCTGGAGGGGAAGGCTCGTCATTTGGTAAAAGCCTTCGTGATGCTGTAAGTGTCCCCATTGGTGGAGGGACGCTAGAACCCGCTAAAGTTGGTAAGGGGTATGGGTTTAAGTGGTCTAAGAAGTTTGATAAGGGCGGTAAAGTCGGTTCTGCTTCTAAGCGGGCTGATGGCATAGCCCAGCGCGGTAAGACTAAAGGCAAGTACCTTTAATTTTCAAAGGTGATGATATGAAAAAGATGAAAAAAGGCGGCATGGCTAAAGCAGACATGAAGCAAGACAAAAAAATGATGCAGAAGGCTGTGAACAAACACGAAGGCCGTTTGCACAAAGGATCACCCATGACTAAGTTGTCAGTCGGTGGCGGTATCGAGTCCAAGGGTAAAACCAAAGGCAAGATGATTACTATGAAATCTGGCGGCAGAGCCTGCTAAAAAGGAGTTTATTATGAGAAAACGTTATGAAGACGGCGGTGAAGTAGATGCTATGGAAGAAGCCAACAAGCGCACAGAGCGTACGCTAACAAACCCTAACGCCAAAGAGTTTGGCGAATCGGGTACTTCTGAGACATCAAAAGCTACCCCCAAGGCTATGCCTAAAGCTATGCCTAAAGCCGCACCTAAGCCCGCTGCTAAAGCTGAGTCTAAGCCTGCTCCTAAAGCAGCCGCTGCTGACGAGAGCAAAATGTCTGTGGCAGAGCGTGCAAAAGCAAGCCGTGAACGTGCTAGAGCAGGCAGCGGTGCAACCGATAGACGATCTGTTGGTGAGCGTTTAAAATCCGCATTTGGTATGAAAAGCGGCGGTTCTGTGGGTTCAGCTTCCCGTCGTGGTGATGGTATTGCTACAAAAGGCAAGACCAAAGGCACAATGGTCAAAATGAACTACGGCGGAAAGTGCTGAGATGATGGCTAGCCGTGGAATGGGAGCAATGTCTCCCTCCAAGATGCCCGGTGGGAAGAAGAAAGCTCGTCGGGACAATACTGACTTCACGCAGTATGCTGAAGGTGGCCCTGTTGGACTTTATGCCAATATTAACGCCAAGAAAAAACGTATAGCCGCAGGCTCTAAAGAGAAGATGCGCAAGCCCGGACAGGCTGGCGCACCTACTGCTGACGCTTTTGTTCAATCTGCAAAGACTGCTAAAAAATGACCACCACCGGAACCACGCTTTTCAATATGGACTTCACGGAGATTGCCGAGGAAGCTTGGGAGCGTGCGGGCCGAGAGATGCGTTCGGGCTATGACCTTAGAACAGCTCGTCGTTCAATGAACCTGATGACGATTGAGTGGCAGAGTAAAGGCATCAACATGTGGACAATGGAGCAGGGTATCATTAACCTGACTCCGGGGCTTGCCACCTATGCCCTGCCAACAGACACAATTGATTTGTTAGAACAGGTCATCCGTACCGGGTCTAACACTGCGTCAACGCAAGCGGATCTAACCATCACACGTATTAGTGTTTCTACTTATGCGACCATCCCAAACAAGTTACAGCAGGCCCGACCGATTCAAGTATGGATTCAGAGGTTATCTGGTGAAGTCAATCCTACAAGCTCTACTCTCGCTTCGGCCATTACCGCCACGGACACCACGATCACGCTTAACACGGTGGTTGGGTTAGCTGGTGCTGGGTTTATCCGCCTAGACAGTGAAGATATTTACTACACATACATCACAGGGAATACCCTAGGTGGTGTGTTCCGTGGTCAGAACAATACAACGGCAGCATCACACATTATCAGTACCGCAGTGTATGTTCCACAGCTACCAGCGGTCACAGTCTGGCCTACACCAGACAACAGCGTGCCTTATCAATTTGTGTACTGGAGACTGCGTCGAGTACAGGATGCTGGCGCTGGTGTTAGCACTGCTGACATGAACTTCCGTTTCTTGCCATGTTTAGTGGCTGGCTTGGCATATCACATTGCTGTTAAGGTGCCTGAGTTAATGCCTCGGGTTGAGATGCTTAAAATGATGTACAACGAAACCTTTGAGATTGCGGCTGGCGAAGACAGGGAAAAAGCGGCAGTTAGGTTTGTACCCCGTCAGATGTATATAGGTAGTAGCTGATGAAAATAAGCCGCAAAGATGCACAAGCCCAAGGGCTAAGTCACTATTGCACTGGAGTTCCGTGTGTCCATGCGCACGTAGCTTTACGGCGTGTAAGTGATCGTGTGTGTATTGAATGCGATAAAATGACCAAAGCTAAGCGACGCACAACGGCTGCAAATGAGCAAGTTAAAAACACCAGAAGAGCGTCTTACCAAAAACACAAAACCGCAGCGTTGTTGGCAAAAAAAATTTACCGCACCACAAATAAGGGGAAGATTAACGCCCTGTGTGCCGCAAGAAAAAAAGTTGTCAAAATCAGAACGCCTCACTGGTTGTCGGCTTTTGATCGTCTGAAGATTCGTTGCATGTATCAGTTAGCTGCCATGTATACAAGGGAAAACTCTGAGCCGTGGCATGTTGACCACATTATTCCATTGCAGGGCGCTAGCGTTTCCGGTTTGCATGTGCCAAGTAATTTGCGTGTTATTCGCGGCCTTGATAACATCAAGAAAAAGAATAAATACGAGGTGCAGAATGGGTAATCGTTTTGCTTCGGGCAAAATTGCAATTGCCGAGTGCGACCGGTGCGGGCAGCAGTTTAAGCTAAAAAAGCTTAAAACAGAAATAATTAAACAACGCAAGTATGAATTGTTGGTGTGTCCTGAGTGTTTTGACCCCGATCAACCACAGTTAATGTTAGGAACGTTTCCAGTAGATGATCCGCAAGCTCTGCGTAATCCTCGTAAAGATACAACGTATGTGACTTCTGGTGTAAACGCTAACGGCAATCTTTCAGGTGGTTCACGGGACATTCAGTGGGGTTGGGCACCTGTAGGTGGATCTAGATTTTTTGATGCAGAATTGACCCCCAACTACTTGGTGGCAACGACATTTGTTGGTACAGTCTCTATATCTTAAGGAGTTTAAACATGGCATTCACAAAATCAGCAGACGGCATTGCTAAAAAAGGCAAGACCGAGGGTAAAAACTATGGTGACAGCGGCCCTGTTGCCAAAATGATGCACGGTGGTATGGGTAAAGGTAAGGGTAAAACCAACGCCAACATGAAAACAATGGGCCGTAATTTGGCTAAAATTGCAGCACAAAAGCGAGGCTAATATGGCTAAATACAGCAAACAAATGATGGGCAAAGAAGTTGGCGATGCCAAAGTCTATGCTCCTCCGCACACAATGACTGGTAAGGTTGTTAAGGCTTCCGACAATCCGGGTTCTGGCCCTGACCACAGCGATGCCAACACAGTCAATATGTCT